GTAGTATCCCACAAGTCTACTGTAGAAGTACTTTTATACAATCTATAAGCATAAGCTTGTAAGTTTGTAGGTTTATCTACAATAGTAGGAACTACTACAATATTAGTTTTTTCTAAGTCTATTGCAAGTGCTGGTGAAACACTAAAATTTTTGTTTTTGCCGTCATTGGTAAAAGCATAGTCAAGTGACCAAGGGCCACAAATTGTACGGTCTGCATTTGTATACCTAGCACGTACTTTATACTTTTTACCAGTAAGTAAATTAACAAACTCAAAAGTACTGTTATTTTTATCAGTAGAATAAAGAGTACCTGGGTTAGTATCCCAGCCTGCTACGCTACCTTCAATAATATCAAATTGTACACGAACAGCAACAGCTTGCAAATCGTTTGGATGTGTAAAAGCTACAACAGCTTTATTCTGATAAGTACCTGTCGCAATTTGATTACTTTGTGTACTATTACTAGTAATACTAGTAATAACGGGTACTTTAGTAATACTGTTTTGTACTAAAACAACGTTACTTTTAGATATTTTTGGATTATAAGTTAATAGTCCGCTTAAATTTGTTGTGTAAATTTCAGGTGAATAATCAACTAGGGTTAGTCGTGCACTGTAGTTATTGCTTGGTTCTACTGCAGTGACTATGCACTCTTGCACAGTATTAGTAGTTAAACCTATCATAAATAAGTTATCAGTTTTTACGCCATCACCTACCGCTATATTAGGAACTGTAATTGTACTAGTATATCCTGTAGTACCTATATAAGTAAAGTTTCTAGTTACACTACCGCTACCAGCAGTAGCCGTAATATTATTAGTTCTAATTAATATAGTATACTGAGTATTTGCGGTTAAATATACTGGCTCTGTTAATGTTAATATAGTTCCTGTTACTACATCATCTACTCCTGAACCTAAACGTCCGCTACCAATACCCCATTGTGGAGTACTATGAGTAACCTTTACTTTGTCGCCACGAGTACAAACTAAATTTTCAAAATCTACATTAACAGTATACGTTTCTGGACGTAGTTTAATTTGTGCAAAGTGCCAGCGCGCTAAACGTACGGCTTGGTCAGGATTAGTTACACCAGGTAAATTTATTTGTTCAAATAGGGTAGCACCAATTTTACCGTTTGCTGTTGTTGGGCCGTAACCATAATTATAAACAATAATCTCGTTAGCCTGATAAGCTAAAGTTTCATCATTTAAATTAATACGAAAAGCGTGAGGTAATACGGGTAATACTTTGGTTGATTCAAACCCCCAACTATTATGTTCAGTAAAATGCTGAACAGTATGTGATCGCTCTGTATCTATTACCACGCCCCATTTACCATCTATATATGTAGGGCTAGCTTTACCAGCAGCACAAATGTCACGTAGTGTATCCATTACGCTTTGAGTACTAGACACTACTCCATTATAGGCAAACTTAGGGTGATAAGTAGCAAATCCACCACCAGTCCAAGTACCTGTTGCGTAAAACCCTTCTCCTACATTATTAGAACCAGCTCCAATAGCCATCCAATTAGTAGTACCTGCAGTTTTAATAACATAATATGTACCCGTAACTAAACTTTCGGAACTTACGTCTTGAGGTATAGGGTTGCAGTAATTATGCCATGCAGTTAAACTAACAAGATCAATCTTGTCTGCTGTAACTTTGAAAGCATTTGCAGGGTGCATTAATACATAAGCAAACAAACTAGCAGGATTATTAGTTTCTCGTAAATTTTGCCAACTACCAGAAGTTCTATCATAATCCCAAGTAATAGTTTGAACCATGGCATTAACGCCATCTATTTGTCCGTTTACTTTACTACTACTTTGTACTCGTACGCCAGTTTTTGCTAAAAAGCAACCCGGTGGATTTTCCATAGGTAGTTTTAAACTGTCATACGCAGTAACGTTTGTTAAAACTGCTTTATGAAACTTTTTTTGGTCAGCTTCGTCTTCGGTTTCGTCAAAGTTTGTACGTCGAACTCGTACTTGATATTTAGCTCTTGTAAGATTTTCAACTGAATGTACCCAGTTAAAAGCATCTTTGCGTTTTGTAAACCAAGCACCTTCACCAAAAGTAAGAATAGTATTTCCAGAAGCCTGTACGTTAACCCCATTATTAGCAATATAAGTAATTCTAGCCGCTATACCTTTGTGCGAAGCTTGATTATCTACTCCATTTAATACAATCGCATGATACCCTGCTTTTAATTTAATTAAACCTTTAATGCTTTCAGCATCAAACCTAGTATCTTTAGGAATTTGTACTGCACGGACTCCTGCTATTAAAATTTCGCCTTGATCGTCTGCAGCGGCTTCTACTGTATAATATCCGCTGTAAGGAAAATAGACACTAGGTACTACATAGTTCCATGAACCGCCATACCCGCTTGCTGCTGGAGTAGTATTACTAGTACCCCAAACAGAATAGCTTGTTAAAAAAGGCCCCCAACTGCCAGGACCAAAGGCCTTAACAACTGCAGTGTCTACTATATTAAGAGTACTCCATATTTCTACTTCACCAGCAGTAAGGTCGGCTCCGCTAGCGTCTGCATACACTCGGCCTGATGTTATTTTAACGGTTTTAATTGCTGAACTACTATAGGTAACACCTTCTCCACTACCTGTTGTTTCTTGTGTTTCAATTACTTCATAAGTTAAACGGTCTTTGCCACTGTATGCTGCTATAGGATGTGGAGTAATCTCAGTAATTGTGCCGCTTTGACGCTGTTGATAAACTGTATATATTGGCAAATATCCAGTAGGTATTTGTGGTTGATAGCTTTTAGTGCCACCAGTACCTAGTAGAGAACTATACGCATTTTTTGCATACATTGCTTGTATAGGATCGGTAGCATTTAAACCTAGTTGATCAGTTACAGCTCCATCAAATCGTTGTACTCCTCCACCAGGAGACAAGCAAAAAGTCGTATAACGATATAAACTTCCTTCAAGTTCTGCGTCACCTGGGGGAAGCATTGTAAAAAGTTGATGTGCGGTAACATCGCCGGGTTTAAAACTATATATATTTAGTGCAGAGCTGGAATCTTCTTCTGGCCAAGGTAAATCGCTGGATTGACGCATTTGTATTTCAATACCACAACTAGTTGCACCTATTTCACCATTTTTAGTATTAATTTTACGCATGCCTTCTGGAAAAGAAAGCACAATATCTACTGCATCAGCATCTTGTGTTAAATCTACTTGCTGCCACTTTTTTGTACCGGAGTTACTAGCAGTTATATTACTAGCATTATTTGTTAACTCTAGGTTAACTTGTTTTTGTTGAACATCACGTCCATACTGATTGTTAAAAGTTCCGCCTATGCCGCCTGCTGCGTTTAATACATAGTCTCGTGCAAATCCATTAATAGTAATAGGTCTTGGCACAGACGCAGGTTCACCAAAATAAAAATCATCTATGGGCTTAGCGCCAATAGACAAATCTGTTATTGAAAGTGGGCCAAAACCCCAAACAACAGCAAGATTTAAAATGTTTGTTTCTGTTAATGACTCAATATAAGGAATAGCTCCTAAAGTACCTGTAAATCTAACTTTACCTAAAACAACGGGAATTGCTCCGTATGGGTTTGCTTGATTGGCTGAACCAGTGAATAAATTTAAGGAGTTAGCACTACCAGGATCGTTTGTTTTTGGTGGACGAATTGGGGCAATAACATTTTGTAAAACCATACTTGCCATTTGAACAGCAACTGCACCAATAAATTTTTGAGTAGCAACACTGGCTGTAGGTGCTATAAATTCCCCTGCTTCTAAGGGTATACCCGTTTGGGACATTATATAAAGTGCTGCAATTTGTATTATTAGACGTTTTGTTGAGTCACCTTCAACCGTGCTTTTATAGCTAATTTGTTGCCCTCTTTTTACAGTAGTAGTTTCCCACTCTGATTTAGGCACAACTATGCCGTCAATAATAATTACTATTTTACTTACTAATTCTGTGCTTACTGTATATTTAGAACGTATGAACTCTACAAAGTCACTAACAGTAGTTCCTTCTACTGTCCAGTCTCTGTATACGCTAAGTTTTAATGGATGTGGGGCTCCTACTGCTTGTATTTGTGACTGTGGAGAGTAGCTATAAAATCCTACAAAACGATTTTTCCATTTAATGTTGTTTAGCGATTCAATTACTGAATCACTGCCACGACGGCAGTGTAAAAACTTGTTGTCACCTATAAACACACCTACGTGCATAGGCTCACCAAAAATATTGAACAGACACAAGTCTCCAATAGTTGGTGTGGTAATCTCTTCCCAGTTATCTTTATAAAGATTAACTGCTTGGACAATATGCGGATCGGTTCCACCAATATACTCTTCAGTATAGCTTGGTAAATCTATTCCAAATTCGTCTCGATAAACCAGACGAGCTAACCCCCAGCAATCTACACCAATTTCAGTTCTGCCATTATCTAAGTAGGGTAACCCAACATATTTGTCATAATTCATTAGAATAATCCTGGGAAGTAACTAGGGGTAAAACTAAAGCTAGGAAATGGTTCAGTATTATAACTTACCATACCTAGGTTTAAA